ACTCCCTTCTTTCCTACTTTCTTCTCTTTATCTTTTTTAGCTATCTCTAATAGTATTGCCTTGTTTTCTTGCATAGCTCTCTCTTCTAGTCTAATAGCTCTGTCTTCTTGCTTAGCTGCTCTTTTAAGTAAGCGAGTCGCTCTTCTATCTCTTCCTTCATCTACAGCTTTTCTACCCTTAGCTGCATTCTTTTCAGACCTTGCGTATAATCTCTCAGAGCGAGTTGTTTGCTTAGCAGGAGATTTTGTAGGTGTCTTTTCATGTTGCGTAATGTATTGCAACGTCCCATCATTATTTAGGAGAGTCTTTGAATCTTTTATTCTCATATCCATCAACCCTTTTTTATGACCAACCGAGGCTTTAAAGCTGTTCTCGGCTCTAAGTACATTCCGATTAGTACCCCTACTTGTAACAAGAGTATCTTTACGTTGATTAAAATTTTCCATTCGATTAGCTAGCTCGCTGTATTTTTTTGCTTGTTTCGCGGGAGATCCTATATGATATCCATTGTTGCCTTTAATTCCTAATCCTTGTGGACCTATTCCTTTTGTTCTCATATTTTACTTTTTAGTCGTTTTACTCCATCTCGCTTTAAACCCTCGAATATCTATATGTGTAAATGTATTGTATTCGCCTACGCCACCCATTTTAAATCTTTCACTTTTCATTAAGTCGTTAACTGTTTCTGCAATTTCGCTAGGACTTTTTGTTTCAGACTTTACGTCAGCAGCTTTACCTGTTATATGTTGAGAATTAGTAGCCCCGCCTACATCATCGTTATGAGCTTTACATCTATATGCGTTAGTAAGATCTAGTTTACCAACCTCATCTCTCAACACCTGTAGGTTTTCAGCTAGTTCAATTATATTATTTTTAACAAATTCAGGCATAGTACAACCACACTTGCATTCAAATTCCCATAAATAAAAGTTATTAGTTAGTTTTGTCATCGCTTTCTTCCTTTATTTTAGTCCACTTAGATATTGTATAACCTATAGTCACTAAAAGTAATATTAATTTTAACCAATCTTCTATTTGACTAAAAGTAGCTAACCCCATTACAGATCCGTTTATCATATATATTCTTAAGTTATCAGCCATGATCATTTATTTATTGCATTTGCAGTTGCCTCCGCAACCACAGCCTGGGGTTGCTGGATCTGGATTATAATCAGGAACCGCAGCTCCTGTTCCATCTGGACTTACTGATATTTTCATACCTTCCTTAGCTGTTAAGCCTACTCTAGCTTGTCTAATTTTTGTTGTGATTGGTGTTGACATTATTTTTTATTTTTTGTTAATCTTGATCTTAATTTTTCTCGTCTTTTAGCTAAAGCTTTTCTCTTTTTTTCTGCTGCCTTGTCTCTTCTTTCTTTAAGAGCTTCTGCTGGAGATAGATTAGCTACTCGTTGTTTCTCTTTTTCTTTTTTAGCAGCTCTAGTTCTTTTAGCTTTTTCCTTACCCTCTATTTTTCTCTTAGCTTTACCTTCAAGCTTTATAAGATCAAACTCTTCATTCTTGGCGCCAACGTTCCATGTTCTCCAACCTAAAGCTAATGCTATTCTTTGAAACTTGCTATTTCTGTCGTCCAACATTTCCCCTACACTCCTAGCTTCCGCTAAAGCTCTATCAAGTGGTACATTAAAAGCAGCAGAAGATAAGTTAGCTATTATAGTATACGTTGATGATGGATTAAACTTACCATTTATTGTAACATCCCAAGGATGCTTCTCTATAATATCCCTATCAAATTGCCGTGTCTGAATGCTTGAATAAACTTTTCTAAGTTTAGAACCTATTGCCGGTGCTAGGTTTGCTAGTTCAATAATTGTCTTGGTTTGATCTCCTGTAAAACCTTTCTCGTCTTCTCTTTTCCATGTAGATATCGAATTCTTTAAAGTAGTAAATATAGCTCCGTATATTCCAGTACCTCGTATAACCGAATCAGCCATACCGTCTAATATACCAGCAGCTTTCTTTTCTATAGCTTGATTCTTTTTATCTTCATCTTCTTCATCTTCTTCTTCGAATCCAGGTATTAATGCAAACGCTGTTTTTGACAACGCGTTAAACAAAAAGTTTTGTATAGCTCCATAATAAAGTATCTTAGATATATGTGTCTTTGCATCCCCACGTCCATTTATAAGGTCCTGGCCAGACTTTTTCATAAGTCTAGTGTATTGCATCGTTGTGTTTTGAAACGACAAGATAAGACGTCCCGCAACGCTTCGCTGTTGTTGAGAGACTAATGCAGGATCACCTGACTGCTGAGCTTCGTCTGACAATTTACTAAAATCCTCAAAAGCTTTTGTTTCCGCTTCCTTTAGACTAAGACCCTGCTTTTTGTAGGTATTGATTCTATTACGATACAACGTAGCCCCACCCATCGAGATAGCAAAACTATCCGCAATTTGCGTTGGTGTAAAACCTATCTTTAGTATATATGAAATAACAGCTTGAGCTTTATCCTGAGAATTCTTAGCAGCATTAGCAATTTCAGCTTCTTGAACATCTGATTTCAAACCACCTCTACGTTGCTTTAATTTATCTGAGTTAAATATTGTTACAAAGTCTTTCCAGTATTGTGGCTGATTTGCAAATGCTATTGCCGCTTTAGCTGGATTGTTATCAGACCAGTTTATAAAGTTAGCTGCAGAAAGAGTTTGCAGTACTGCAGATCTTCTGTTAAAAAACATTATTGTACCAATAGAGCTGTTAACCCAGTTCATCCATTTACTAGTTATAGCGTCACCACTTTGGTTTGGGCTATTACTACCGGACTTCATTGCGTATATAGAGTTCTCAATAGCTTTCCTAGAAGCTTCTCCATACAGCGCTTCTACTTTATTTAGATTCTTTTCGCTAAATATAATATCCACATTCTCAATGAATTCAGCTAAGTATTCTTTTCTATTTGTTTTTTCAGTTAGGTTATTTAAGTCGCTTAAGGTCGTCTGAGCCATCCAATATTCACTAGGAGCTGGCCACGCGTCTTTCTTAGATACTATTAATAATCCATCTGCAAAGCTGCTTAATTCAGGATCATTAGCTACAAGATCGTTCAATTTCTTGTTGTCTCTTTTAGAAAGTCCAGGCACTTCTTCTCCAGCTTTATTCCATAAGTAAACTCGAACAGCAGCGTCATAAGTATACTGCTCACCTTTTATTAGTTTATTTAGCTTCTTTCTAACTGGCTTAAAGGTTTTAAGTAAAGCCTTCGTGTCTTCTTTGATTGTTTGCCTTGCTGATTCTAATGCCGCAACCCCTTGGAAATAAGGATCCATCAAACTTTCTTCAAAAAACTTTTGGTCAGCTTCACCTTGCTTTCCTTTACCAGCAAATTTGTATTGAGTTAATCCTCTAAAATCTTCTGCTGATGGAGATATAAAGAATTTAAACTTACCTGTTTTTTTACCTCTTCTCTGAGCGGTTGCTTTAGAAAACTCTTTAAACGATTCCACACCTTTTTGGCGTTCGATCATATCATTAAACTTAGTGTCTAAGCTTTGTGAAAACTTAACTTTAGCTAACTGAACTTTGCCTTTAACATCGAAAGTATCTAAAGCGTCTTTAACTGCTTTAACATTTCCTGTGTGATCATCAGCAAAATAAAAGTCGTTGTAGCCATCAGCTACTTTATCTATAATCCAATCAGCTTTAGCTTTAGGTGTTCCGTTGCCTAACCCAGTAATATTTTCTAAAGGTATATCTAATCCTAGCTCACTAAGAAATTCTTGAATAGGACCAGCAGCATCAGCAGGTCTTGCTGTTAAAACAAATACATCTTTAGTTCCTCTTTTGTCTGCTATAATTTTAGCAACCTCAAGCAAAGGTCCAGCTTGTCCATTCATTACTTTACTAAACTCAGAAAAATCCCATTGAGCACCTTCAGCTTCCATCTTACCCGCGTCTTTAGCAAAAGTAGCCGCATCAATTTTACCAGTAGTTCCGTCAGGCATTGTGTATAGCACATTACTTTTTGTACGAGCTAATGTATCGTCGAAATCAAATACCCTTATTTTTTTAGGTGATTGAGACCACTTAATACTTCTAGCATTATTGATAGCCTTTTGTTCTGTTTTTACAGGAGCAAGATTGTTTTCCATTTCCTGATTCAATTGCGGGCCAAGGGCTCCAGCAGGGCTTAAAAAGGTATTATTTTTAGCGTCATAGAAAGTTACCCCAGCTTTATTCATTTCCTGGATCATTTCCGCATACCTGGTTGTCATAACGCCTGCTCCACGAACATAATTAAGGCCCATAAGTGATTGCAGTTTGTTTCTTACTAAACCCTTATCCATGCCTTCCGTAATAAAAGCTGTGTCAAAATCAGAAAGTTCTTCTATTAGAATATCCAGGTCAGCTTTTTTACCAGTCATAGAATATATGTAAGCTGCTATAGCCATTCTATTAGCGGGTTTTGTATGTTCAAACACACCTTTATCAATCTTACCGTCTTTTCTACCAAATCCAAGCTTAACTAAGTCTTTTAAGCTTAATAACGTGCCGTCTAGTTTGGCAGGCATCCATCTAGGAGCTGAAGTAATTTTACCCAGTCCATCCATTGCTGCAAAAGGCAATCTAATTAAAGTTCTTTGCGCTGCTGGTGATATATCTGCTTTGTTAACTGCTTCTATAAATTTTATTAAGCTGGCTTGAAATTCTTTTTTACCTTCTTGTAATTCTTGTAGGTATTCTTTTTTACCTTCGTTATCCAACTTATTGTATACAGAGTTATCTTTTGACCAGAAATTTTTAGTGTAAGCGTCCGTTCTGGTGGAAACTTTATCCCCCATTTCAATGCCTCTAAGAAAATTCTGTTCAAAATCAGATACACTGACCATAAAAGATCCTCTATTCTCAATTTGCGTAGTTGGCATTCCGGTTTCAGTATCCTTCTTGTAATTCGGCAGCCCTAAATCACTTTCTACTAAAATGTCACTATCAGGTGTAGCTCTGGTTTTTCCATCTTTATTTAGCTTGCCTTTAAAGCCTCCTAACCCACTAGGGCTGTATACGGCTACAAATATATTCTTAATTTCATTACCAGTGAAACCTTGATCAACCAGCACTTCCACAACTTTCTTAACAGCTGCTCTACCTTCGTTTAATCCCTGTATTGTTTTTTCGTCAAGTTTAGTGTCTACGCTTTGATATATTTGTTGAGCAGTAGCATAGCTATTGCCCCTAGTAAGGCCTTCTTTAGTGTTTTCTAGTATATACTTAAGCGTTTTTAAAACACCCTCGGTTTCTTGTATTCTTTCAATACCTATTTCTCCAAAAGGTTTAAATGTATAATCTTTGCTTAGTTCAGCTGCTATTGTTCTTAAATCACTTACCTTAAGGTCTTCTATTGAGTATCTCTGGAATTGTTCTATTAAAGAAGTGTAAAGAGGTAGTTTGTTTTTAGGGTCGTTGGCATGCGTGAAAAATCTATTTTTAAATTCTTCTGTATTTATGCCATCTATAATATCAGATGCTACCCCCAATCTTATTGCCGCCTTAGAAAACTTAACGGTACCTCTTTCAGATTGCCTAGCTACATCTTCAACGAAGTTATCTACCAAAACAACACCTCTGGCAACTTGATTATTTTCAAAAGCCTTACTTATTTCACTGTTTTCGTCTTGTAACTCTTTGTTGAATATCTCTAATGATATTTCTTCAGCTATAGCTTTAGCCATAGACTCTTTCTTGCCTCGTATAGGAGCTCCTGAGGTCATCTTACCATCAGCATCTATACTTACATCCTGTAACACAGATCCAACGAAGTCAGCGTCACTTAAAGCAGTCGCTATATTAGGTAATCTTCTAACTATATCTCCTCCAGCAGTTTTTCCTAACTTGTTTGTCGATGTCTTCTCTCTATCTATAGTCTTACCTTGCCAATCACTTGTAAAGTTTGGTACAAATACAAAGTCTCCATAAGAATCTTTAACTCTTGTTCCATTAGAATCCACTTTATACGTACCTCCCACGGATTTTTGAATAGCCTTAGGAATCGCGCCCATTAACCAAGTGGTTGTCATGTTCTCTAGTATTGCCTTCTTATTCTTTAACAACCATTTTTGTAGTTGTGCATCGGCTTTTCCACCCATAGCCTTTTTAAGATCAATATCAGCTTGCTTACCCATTGCTTTCTTTATCTCAGCGATTAAAGGTGAAACCGATTTGTTTATAGAAACTTTAGCATCAAGCTTAGATTTTAATACTTTTAAAACTTTAGTTAATTTACCGCCAATTTCTTTAATAGTAAAACCGGGTAAAACGCTACTGTCAATTAGTTTCCTAAATTTAGGTCTATCTTTTTTAACAGCATCATCTTCAGCAATTTTACTCTGTGCTTCTTTAGTATCTAAGTCTGTAGTTTTCTTAGCGGCTTCACTTTCTTTAAATAAAGCTTTTTTAGCATCTAACTTAATGAAATTTGTGTTAGCGAATATAAACTCGCCAAAAGTAATGGGCTCTTTGTTTCCAGCTTTCTTTCTTTCTGCTGCTGGATCATAGTTAACTAATCGATCTTGTATTCCCGCTATAGCTTTTTCTCCAACTTCTTTACTAGGTGATTTTGACTTTATGTAATTGCTAATAACACCGTTTGGTAAGGTAGCATTGTATATAGGATTAAAAACTTTAGGTGAAAAATAGTCTGCTTGAGTTTTAACACTAGGTGGAACTAAATTGTTAATTTCGTTCAAAACGGATTTAGGTCCTTCTTTGGAGTATTTTTCAGTAACAGCAGTTTCTCCAATACCTGAAACCGTTTTACCTATAGTATCGTCTAATGTAATACCGGAATTATTATCATAATTTAACACGGTGTTATATATACTGTTGGGGTTATTTTTACCAATTAAAGCGTATTCAACAGCGTTTGCTTTTTCAGCGGTACCAAAAACGTCGTTAGAAGATTTGTTTATTAGTTCTTGTACTCGTGACCTGTAGGCCATAGCTATTTTTAAAGCTTTTTTAGGTAATTCTAGTTTAGAACTATTGTATTCATTTTGTATGTTTGCTTCAAAATTTGCGTTATATAAAAACGCACTAGTGCTTCCAAGTTTTTTACCAACTTTTGCTCCTTCTTTAGCTGCTTTAGTTAATCCTTTACCTAATCCTTTTCCTTCAATTACACTTTTATTAAAATCTTTTATAAAATTAAATACGTCTCTACCTGAATTAAAAGTAACATTCATACCAGCTCTTTGCAACCCTTGGCGAATAAAATCACCTATTTTGGTAAAAGCGTTTTCTTCAAACGATATAAATCCTTGGGTTAATCCTTCTGAAAATATAGTAAGTAATTCCTCAGCTTTTACGCTAGACGGAGAATCCTTATAAGCTTCGAGTCTACCTTGAATATAAACATTGTTAAAACTAATGTCATTAGGTAACATTTTATCAATTTCAGATCTAAGAGCATTGCCCATTTGTACTATTGCTCCAGGATTGTCTGTAATGGTTTTAAGCAACACTCCATGTAGTAATTCATGCTGAGCTGTGGTTACTGCTTTATTTGTACCTGCAACGTCTTCATTAACCGCTATGGTTTGAGTGCCATCCGCATTTTGTATAATAAATCCGTTTTGAGCTAAAGCCTCATTCACATTTATTAAATCTTCTTTATTAGCTTTGCTTTTTCCTTTGTTTCTTTCTTCTCTAGCTGCATTTTCTTGAGCTATTAGTTCACTAATTTTTGCCTTGTTACCTTTTTCAAAAGTAATACCTAAAGCGTCTGCTATTTTTTTAGTACCAGCTTCTGTTCTTTCTTCTATAATTGAAGATTGTTGCTTAACTTGAGAAGCTTCTATTTTAGCATCAATAGCTTCAATTTCTGCATCAATCCCCTTTGTGTATCTTTTATCTGCTTTTGCTTTTCTCTCTAGTAATTGATTTTTTTGTATAAGCAAATCTATTTGCTCGTCATTCATTACATCAGGAGCAACATTAATAGCTTTTATAATATCGCCTCCATAGTCTATAGCCGAATTTATTTCGTCTAATTGGCGTTGAGCAGCGTCTTTACTTTGTTGAGTTCTAGCTCTTTTTAATTTAGTCTCTACAACTTTTTTGCTTTCTTGTAAAGTTTTTATTATATCAGCACCTTGAGTTCTGTATTGATTATATATTTTATTTTTAAAATTACTAAATTGAGTAGGAGCCATTACAGTAGAAGTACCACCTGCTAAAAGGATTGTTCCTCCTATGGTTTCAAATTGAGTGTCAAAATCAGTAAATTTGGTTTCATTACTTAAGCCTACAGTTATTTTAGCTATATCTTGAAGTAATAATTCAGCCTCTTCCTCACCAATCTCTCCTAAAAGACTATTAACAAACTGCTTTCCTACCGCTTTTCTAGCTTCTTTTGTAGTTGCTTTCTTTAAGTTTTCTACAACGGTATTTAACATAGATTTACCTATGTTGGTTTTAAAGAAATTTACATCAGGCATGATACCCTGCACTACAGCTGTAGCAGTGGATGCCATACTTGAATAAGCAAGAGCTTGACTGTCATCTAACCCCATTTGCTTACCTTCCATGTAATTATCATTAACGGTTGCTCTAAAAGCAAACCCGCCCATTTTTATTTTATTTATGGTGCTAGCACTTGCCCCCATTCCTTTTAATAAAGAGTAAGCGTTTTTTAGACCTTTCATATCACCTTTACGGGCAGCTAGCGCTACTCCTATCGTAAAAGGTAACATATTAGCTATAGTTTTGCTACCAGATCTAAAAGATATCCCATCTTCAGATAAACTCCCGCCTTTAGGACTAACTCCTAGGTAATTAAATGAGTTGTAGTTAGAAAACATGTCGCTTACCATGTCTAATCTAGAATACTCATCTTCTTCAAAAGTACCCATACCTGTAAAAGCAAGTCTATTTAACCAAATAGCACTACCAACAATGGATTCCCCAATGAGTTTTTGTCCTCCTTGGACAAGGGTGCCTATAAAATCTGCTGTACCTCCAACAAAACCACCATCGATATGTCTATCTCTCCATTTAATAAAATCTTCAGTCATTTGAAAATTGTTATCAAAAACCTGCTCTCCTATATTAAAAGCTAGTTTAGTAGATGTTGTTTGTAATTTATCAGCTGCGTTATACAATATAGCTTGAGCTGCGGTAGCGGCTTCAGGGGTTACTGAGCTTGCTTCGTCTGCAGCAAATATTATTTCTTGAGCTTTATCGTATTCGTTTAAATACTCTTCGTAAGATTGATTCAGTACTTTACTTTTTGCTTCGGTAATAAGCATTTCTTTTCCCTCAAGATTAAGATTGCCATCAAGAGTTTTACCTTTTAATTTATTGTCAGAATATAATTTATTTATTATTTCATCTTCGACTTTTTGGTCAAATTCAATTTGTTCTTTTTTGTTTTCGCCTAAGTCGCTTGAGCCAAAACTACTATAAGTATCTTTGGTTTTAGCTGTAGATACTTCGTTTAGTAGTAATGTTTGCTCGTCATATCTATCTTTTTCGAGAGAATTTTGAAATATGTTTGCTCTTTTGTTGTCATAGTTACGCTCTACCGCGGCAAACTCTTCTGGAGTTATTTCCCCTGCTTGAAGCTTTGCTTGGGCATCATTCCAATAAGCGTCAGCTTCGTTAATTTTTTGAGTAATTAAATTTCTTGCTCTAGACGCAGTGGTTCTATTATCCTCTAATTCGTTTTGCTTGTTATATTCAAGTTGATTAATTTGAGATTGTATATCCGCAGATTCTGTGGACATTATGGGATAATCTTTTTGTTTATTTTTTAAAAATTCAAGTTCATTATCATAAGCGGATAAAGCCGGTTTGTTTTTATTAAACCCAGGATCTTCATATAAGCTTATAATGAAATCGTTAGGACTGTAATTAGGATTATCTAGTTTAGGCTCTTTTTTGTTAGCCTCAAATATTTCTTTTTCTTCTTGAAAAGAGTATTGAGATTCTGTAGGCCCACCTGGTCGATTTATCCATTCAGATAATTCATCAGCCGTTAAGTCTGGATTTTCATCAATGTATTTGTTAGTTTCTTCTTCCCAGGCTTTTATAGTAACCGGTTCACTAAATTCATCTAATTGCACTTCAGCATCACCTAACCTCGATACCGAAAAATCTTCTGCCGAAGTTGATCCCGTATTTTCTGACTCCACATTTGGATCCGCAGTTGTAGAGTCTGTCTTCTTTCCCGGCACTAAAACAGCGCCGCGTCTAGTTACATATTCTTCAAAAGTCATACCGTTTTGCTCCGCTGCTAACTTTATGGTAGACGCAGGTATTTCTTTATTATTTATTTTGTATATTGGATCTGGATTTGCCATATTTAATTTTATTTAATTGTTTAATCCCATTACGTTTAAATCTAATTTGTCTATAACTTCGTCTAGTGAGAACCTTTTAGTAACATACTCTCCGTTTGGACCTATTTCTTCAATTGGAAACCCAGTAGCGTCTTTTATCTCGTAGTAAGGATTATCACCTTGGTTCACCACCTGAGCAGATAACTTATTACCTTGAGTTCTAGCTGTGATTTCTTTACCGCTTTCAAGTAGTTTTAGTTTTTTATTCATAGCATTTGCCTGGAATTGCTGAGCAGGACTCATTGACGCTATAGTCGCTTTGTTTTGTTTTGCTTTATATTCCCTTGAACCATCTGCAAAAGCTTGATTTCTAGCTACAAGTAATCTGGATTTTACGTTTTCCCTTGCTTGTTCTATAGTTATATTGCCAGCATCTAAGGCGTTTCCTACGTCATCTAGTTTTACTTCCGACTTAAAGTCGTATATAATAGATCTTAAGGTATCTTCGTTTTGCAAAGCGCTGTCTAATGACTGATTGTATGAATCTTGCGCATATTGATTATCGTTTTTTCCACTAGCTCCGTTGTTGTAAGCGTTTTCACTCACTTTGTTTAAGCTATTTAAAAACTTAGTGTCCTTAACAAATGGTTCAGCCATGTCTCTATAATCTATAACATTGCCGTCAACTTTAAAACCGATGTTTCCACCTTCTTGTATTTGAAAAGGAGAATCATAACGAGAATCACTTCTACCGTCGCCATCTCCATCGTAAAAGCCATAAGCAATCATAGACTCTCTGGATCTGCTAGGATCATTACCGTTAGAAAACAAACCTTGCTGCATTGCGGAAGCATAATCTACTTTTCCTTTTTTGTAAGCACCTAACTGAGAAGCTAAATTGGTAAAACTGTTATTAACACCTTGCATAATATCAACTGCTTCTAAATACTCTGGAGATGTAGCATCTTTAAACTGAGCTGCTATCTTTGCTGCGTCAGCGTACTTTGAACGCTCCGCAAGTAGAAATTCGCGCATAGACTTAGTTTCAGCAGGAGTAAAGCTAGTGAAATCCATGTCGGTCTTCATCTTTGCCATGTATCCGTTAACTTTCTGCTGAATAGATTCGTTTGCTTTTGTTCTAGGAGGGGTTTGAGTTGCTAAAACAGTAGAGTCTCCCGCTGCAATCCCCGCTCCGATCGCGCCGCCTACATCTAAAAATTTCTTGCTTGTTTGAGCAGCTCCTTGTATTAATGCGTTGTTTGCCATATTACGGTTTCGTTAAATCCTGTGTTGTTGTTGCGGGTTGCATACCGAACATGTTCTGCAAGAAGTCACCTCCTTTAGCTAAGCCTGGTATTTGTGGTAAAACTCCTGCTGCCATACTACCAACACCTCCCAGTATAGACTGTGTAGCTTGTTGCTGAGCCGCGTTTGCAGCACCTAATCTTTGCTGAGACATTCCGAGCATAGTATCTGTTTTGTCTTTTTCAGCAGCTCTAGAAGCATAAGCTCCCTGAAGTTCTTGAGACTGTAGCTGACCGGCCATTTGTCTTTCCGCCATTTGATTACCGGCTTCTTGCTGCCCAATACTAGCTGATGCGCTTTGTGCATTTTGCGCTTGTTGGTTAGACATTGATTGTGCTAACGCTGCAATACCTGAACCGCCAGCTGCACCTTGAAGAGCGTCCATAGTATTTGCCATACCGGCTTGCTGCTGTTGATTAACAAAGTCAGCTTGCTGTGTATTAACAGTTAAGTCTTCGTATACGTTTTCCTGATTAGTAGCCAAATTAGATGTATCTGCACCTTCCATTCTGGCTTTATTTATGTTAAATTCTTTCTGAGCCTCCCGTTGCTCTCTTCTTCTTGCTCCGCTGCCTATGAGGCCACCAGCAATGCCTGAAAGACCTTGAACGGCGCTTAATATTCCTATTGGCATAATTATATTGTTTTATGTGTTATTATTACGTATTATTTGCTACTTATAAATATTTCCGAGCCTACAGAGAACAGCTCAGCATAAGCTGTTGAATCATTCTTGAACTGCATTTCAGCATAGTAGCCTCTAAGACCGCTAGTGTTAACGCTTGCTGTCTTACTGAACAATATGAAGCTAGCTGTTGTTGGTCTCACCTGAGACGAACTGATTTGAGCAGTAAAACTGCTACCGCCGATATTCGTTATCAACCCTATTAATTTAATATCTTTACCGTTTATATCGTTCGTGTAGTAAGCGGTGTCGCCTACCTGTACAGATACATTTATAGGTTTAGGGAAAGTTAAAGTTATTTCGTCCATGTGTGTTTCTTATTTGTTATGGGCATAGGGATAATGAAAATACTTCTCCGGATGCATTTATCTGCATTGATCTCACTGGCTCACCAGAAACAGATACTCTATACCAACCATTATCACCTACAAATACATTGCTAAGGCTTTGATCAGTATATACTGTTACACCGTTAGCTATAGTGTTGTCTTCAAAGTAAAAGTAGTATGTAATATCAGTTGATGCGCAAGCTTCAGATAAAGTACTTCTTGAAAAACCTGCTGGGTTTGAAGATGGTGTTACGCAAGAAGGGCACGTAGTTATTGCTCCTAATATTCCTGTTTGTTGTCTGTAAGTTGCCATGATTTAAGGTGTTAATCCACAATTATTAGTATCGTCGCTGTAGTATCCAGCTGTAGCGACTGTTGTTAAAGCTGTGTCCGAATATAAGTTGGTAGCTGTTGCTAAAGTTTCTCCAGCGTTAACATACACGGTCACTGAAGTAGGTGAGCCGCAACATAAATCCTGATATGTAGTTGAATAACATAAAGTTAAGGTATCGTAGCAGGGCGCGCATACCAGTGAGCTACCTAAAACTCCAGCTGTTTGTTGTCTATAATTTGCCATATATTTATTGTCTGTAAAATCCGTCTGCAGCAGGATTGCCTGAAGCATCTAGTATTGATGTTGCTGTTAAAAATGTTTCTCCGTTAGCTATAAAGTAAGTGTTCTGAACTCCGTCGCAGCAAGCATCGGTTAAACTATAGGTAAGTACTATAGGTGTTAACGGCCCTTGCAAATAGTTATCTAAATTAAGCACGCTGACCATATCTAAAGCTCCTGCAAAACCAACAGTAACAGATAAATTAGCCGTTAATGTAGAAGGTATGGCTACATTATCTATAACGAGCTTTTGATAATCAACAGCTTGAACATAATCATCACCTGTTGAAGCTAAGTTTTGATTAGACCAACCGGATAAAGGAGGTGTTAGATCAAAAACAAAGTCACTAACAGACGTTGCGGTCACGGTATACTGACGCGTTTGGTTATTAGAATAAGGTAAATATGTTTCTACATCAGCTGCTCCTACGGTTACGTCTGTATTAGAGCTAGAAAATACAAAACTTAAAGTAGATTCTATATACTGATTGACTGTAAACACAGAAGGTTGTCCGCTAAGCGTATCAAATGATGATGCTAAATCTCCTGTAAGCGTAAAAGTATAAACTCTATTCTCTGTGGTAGCTGGAAATATAACGGTGACTACTGTTGAGCCTGTAGCGTCAATAACCCCAGAAGTGTTTACTATACTAACACCTCCTGGTGTGTAGCTAGCTGTTAAAGCCCAGTTAGCTCCAGCTATACCATATATTTTGAATGATCTAGTAGTGGTTCCTCCATCTACAGGGGAAGTAATAAATGAGTATGAGGTAATTTTAATATCAGGTACATATATTTGAAACGCATTTGCTTTTAAGCAAAATACATTGCCGGTAACATTCGCTTTAGGAAAAGTATATGTAACTGTAAATACAACTTGAATTAACTGATTGCTGGCGTTATAAGTTTTAACGTCTGTTATAGTATAATTACTTGGATTACCTATACTTAACGATAATACAGGTACCGACGCAAAATAATATCCTGCCTCTGCGGCAACAGTCTGCGTAAATGCAGTGCTACTACTACCAAAAGTGCCACTGCTGTTATAGTTCAAAGGTAAAACCCCTATCCCTGGCTGTGAAACATTTGATATACCGCAATTAATTACCGAACCAGACACGCTTATTAAAGATTCCTCAGCAAAACCAGTGGAGCACACGCTTATGAATAAATCCTCAGCAGGCATAATGCTTGGAGAGTTGTAAGTTATAACACAGCTAACATTTAATCCGTCTTGAGCAAAAACAACACTGTCAACATAACTAGGCAGCGGATTGTCTGCTGTGAAATTAGATGCTGTCAACGTGTAGCCTTGATCTGGTACAAGCGAAAGAGTAGCTGTTGGATTTTGTATTGTAAAATCTACACCTTCAAAAGCTGGAAAAGAAACTATATTAACTGTAAAATTTGCCATTTATATATTTTTATTTTAAGTACAACTTGGATTTGTCAATGTATTTATTTGCGTTATTTCCGCAACAGCTCCACTAGCGTCTGTTCTAACTAATCGATAGCTGTCTGGCACTAAAGCTATATCTGTCCAACTGGATCCAGCGTAATAATTTATTAAGCCCCCGTTTTCAGTAGGGCTAGGATTTACTTGAATAAAAACTTTATTATCCATCGCGGCATATTCTTCAAAGTTTTTAACATAAAGTATTGTACCTAGCACGAAATCATTTGGCCCGTACCAATAAATACTTCTGCCACCCCATCGCTTTGAATTTGTTGGTGGTTGTAAATTGTTATATTGATCCATAAATTCCCTAAGCTCACAGAAAAGACCATCTACAGAGCTAGGATAAGCATAGCTAGAAAAATCTACTACACCTATAGAGGTTCCGCTTATAGGTCCTATGGAAGCATTAGTGCTCATAGTCATGTCTGGTTCCAACGGAGCCGGAGGGTTGCATTCGAAATCTAATTCATTAAATACAGTAAACTCACTTGGCTCTGGATCCCCGGTTATTGATATTGCTCTACCGATTCCTTGAACATTGAATTCATGGGAATCAACATTGTTATTACAGTTGCTATTGTAAAAAGTGCTTAATCCTTTTACGTAGTTAAAGTATTTGCCTTCTTTATCAATAAATTCCTTTATTTCACCCTCTTGTAAATCTGTGAAGATAGAATTTGCATACCAACCTTTTGAGGTGGTAAAAGAAGTAGGTACTAATCGCTGAGCTTGCACTTGAGCTAAAGAATACGTTTTAAGACTAGTTCCTACAGTATAAGCATACTCCTTTGAAGCGGATCCGCTATAATCTACTGTCTTGAATCCTTTAACAGACGTTGGTTCTTCGTTAAATACAGTGTTAAAAGAACTTTCGTAATAACTACCTAACGTAGCGTGATCTGGTCCAATACCATAAAATGTATTGTACAAAGGATTGGCCCCGTGCTCCCATATTCTACCGTTCTTAAACGTGTAGTACGTATTGTTTAAAAACGCTCCAGCTTCCGGTATATATGTTTTTCTTGAAGTAAATCCGTTTACAGCTTCTTTGAAAGATACAGTTGTGCTAGTTGTTGGTTTTGTATTTAAAAACTGACCACAAGAAGAATCTAGATTTGTTCTATCAAACTGACCAGCTCCTAAAGTCTGTTTCCAGTACGGAGACAAGTTAGACAAAGATAAATTGTAGTTCATTTTTTCAATATCCCATGTACCAATCAATTTTTCATTTAACTTTAAATTGTCCTGGAAAAATCCGTGCATACCATAGTCAGATATTTCTGTTAAGCCATCGTTAGACAATCTAATAACAGTACCTCTGTTAGAGTCCGTGTAGTACATTCTAAATCCAAATTCAGCAAAAGACTCTGGATTTGTCCCAATACCAAATTCACCTTGAAATGTTATCGTTTGCCCAAGAACAGCTCTGTTAGATGTAACATTAGAGCTTCCATCTGCGTTAAATAGAGCATCCTTATTAGCTAGAATCTTCATAGACTTATTCTCGCATAGAGTAACTAAGTTAGTGTCTCTAGAGTAGAGTTTCTGAATGCTACCGTATTCTGGATTTACATCTTTAGTTATAGATTCAGCTTGTATAAACTGGTTTAATCCATTAACACCTGACACAGAATTGAATATTTGTGAAAATATTAAACCATTGCTTCTATGCTCTTCGTTGTAAGGCTCATCTAATGTAGTTGATGCTTTAACTCCGTTCTCAATAACAGGTTGATTGTAATCGTCTCTAATACGATCAGATTCTACACCATTACCAAACGAATAACTATTAAAAAAGTCTAAAGAATGAATTTCGCCTGCTTGATCTTTAGTGTAAACCCCAGGGACTTCATGATATATATCTAATTCCGCAGCTTCTTTAGGTTCTGTTTCGAATATAGCCGGATTATTAGTGGTAAAAGTATTATTATCACTGTCGCCTGCTAACTCTATAAACTCTATCCCTATGTATCTTTCAGAGTAGTCAGTCAAACCTGTCTCCCATTCTAAAATGCCATTTTGGCCACTAACAGGATTCCATCCAAGCCCTTCCCATGTAGAATCTGCTTTTCTAAAATTTATAGTCCATCTAGTTATTTGATTTGTAGGATTGTCATACGTTCCGTCGTTTATCCAAGGCCTGGAAGCATAGTTATAACTTCTTCTCTCTATGGAATTAGTCATTTGATATACTTGTCCATTAGGATCCGCTTTGCCGTTACCAGCATCTACAAATCTAAATAACGCTCGCTTGCTGTTTAGCTGCTCTAACAAAGCCGGGTTAGACAGCGAAAGGCCTCTTTGCCTCCATTGTCCATATCCTCCAGCCCAGCTTATCTGCATTACATTATTTTCAGTAAGACCAGTACCAGTAGTACTGAGTCCATCTGTTCTTATCTCATCTACAAATAACCTTTCGTTATTATTTTGAGCATCAGCTCTTGTCCAGTTGTTGCCTCCTATATTGGATTCACCCCAAAAACCGCCGCTAGTGTAAGTACCTTTGAGGTGATACATGTAACCCAACGCTTTCCTAACATAGTTGTTATTATTAACATTACTAGCACTTGCTATTTTTGCTTCTAATAAGTCATCTTGAAAAACTTTTACAAAAAATCTACCAGTAAATTCGGGTTTGTTCTGTATTTCTACCTTGGTTAATTCTAGCTTTAAGTCACCTATTCTATTTGCAAATCCATATGGTTCTTGTATAGAAGTAAAAGCCATATCCTCTCCAAAAGAGGTAGACACTGTAATTCTTACTTTGTTTCCTGTAGCGTCAAGCCCAAAAGTCGATATTTTATAATAAGAACTAAATGTTGCTCCACTTAAAACTCTCATTAAAAGACCTGATATTGTTCTAGCTTCCGCTCCAAATTGTTTATCAAAATCATCTTTATCCACCTGTACTTCATTAGTTCCAGGTATAGGGAAAGCTACAATGTCAAATTCAGTATCCATGCTACCCATAGAAAGCTTTGTTTCTTTTAGGTACTGAGGAGCTTCGTTTTCTATTGCTATAATCTTATATCTAGCATCTTCAGTAACAGGCTCGGCATTATCATGTCCTTTTTTAAGTATGATAAATGTATCCTCGTCAACTTTATTTCTTTCAGCAGAAGGAAACGATAACCAAAGATTCCCATCTTCAGCATCATAGAATCTATCCAATGCTAAGTTGTAATACTGCTGAGATGTTTCTTTTACATAATATTTAAAATATGGAAACTGGTTTGTTTGATCATAGTAAGGAATTAATGAAGAATTCCCACCAGGGCTAGATCCTAATTGCGCCGTTAGTTTTGTAGAAAAAGCAGCGTTAGTTTTAGGTATATACACAGAAGCCTTATTGCTTGTAAATACTGGAGTTGTTCTACCGTATTTATCCATATAAGCAACCCCTATTTGATATGTTCTTATTGACTTAGCTGATTCAGCAACTTCCTCCCCATCGATACTAACTCCTTTAGGAGCTCCTTCAGGTGTTAACTCCGCGGACACTGTTCTGGAAATTTCACCTACTGAAATATAAGTTGAAAAAGGAGTGCCGTCTTCATTCAGTAAATTAAAATTCTGAGTGTAATTACCGTATATTAACCTATTAGCTGTAACCTCTTGAGCTAACGCTTTTCTTGGAACGTTATCATAAGGTCTTAGCAATTGGTTAGCGTTAACTACAGATGTTATTATTTCGCTTTCTATTTCAAAAGTGTTTGCAATCCATTCCGGATCTTCGTTGGTAAACGTATCTACAACGTATACATTGGAGTTGTTAGTAGCTTTGTACAAGATATCAACCGCTTTAACATCTGGGTATATAGCTGCATCTGGCCTCCACTCAGATATATTGAGCTGCCTTATATTGTTAACCATACCTAGATTGTAACCTTGCTGTGGAGAATAATTAAATTCGCCGGGTATAAAAGCAGGGTTGGAAAAAGGAGAGAATGCAGATAATTCGTTATTTGCATATTTATACCTATAACCGAATCTTGCAAATCGCATTTCAAAAAATGGAGTTTCTTGCTCTAAGGTTACGTCAAATGTTGTTGGATCTAAAGTTTGGCTTTCAACTCCTTCTCCTACAGAAAGGACTGTTACCACCGCTCCAGTTTGAGGTGTGCTTACAGATTGAACTTCTACTCTAATAATAGCATCCGGATCTAATGGATCGTTCTCCGCATTAGTAAGTATAAGTATATCACCTTGTTCGTATGTTGGAAGGCTATTTGATGCCCAAGTTAAAGCTTGAGGTCCGCTCTCGGGAGTCATAGGTACTACTGTGCCAACAGGTGCTCCAGCTGGCGTTTCTGTAAAAGCGTATGTTGTTACCGTATCTACAGGACCACTACGTTTAGTAGAGCTAGCTTCAATGGTAGGTGGATTGAGTGGGTATCTTTTTATAACAGTTAAATCGGACTCTATAAAGTCTCTATTATATATTTGTGAATGTGTTATAAAATTTGCAGTAGAGTTGACCCAGTCTTTTATAGTTATCTTCTTAGGCTCTGTTTGATTGTCTGTCCACATTAATATACCTTCAAGGACATTTATACCTGTAATAAGATAATCTTTACTAAAGTTTAAAACGCTTTGAGTATCAACCACTAAAGGTAAAGTAAGCTTTGTAGTGGTATTATAGGATGCTATCACACTAATCTTTACCCCTGTTACAGGGTCAGGGTCTGAGGCAATAAACCAATATATCTCATCAGAATTCTCATCTGCTTTTACTCCAATACACACTGGATTGTTTAGTATAGATATATAGTCACCAGCAGGCCACGTAGTAAATGCTCCAGTTACTGCGTTAACCGATTTGTTAAGCAATTCTAAATTACCCTTTATGTTTTGGAATGCTCCAACTTGAGATGTTTCAGAAGAAGCAAGTTCTAAGTTAAGAGCGTCTCTATATTCACCATTAGGAACTAATCTCTCATCGAGATCTTTATTCATTTTACCTCTAGTAAATGTATGTGTTAATTCCGGCATATATATTAGTGTTTAATCCACTTGGATTGGTTTCTCATTACTTGCGCAATCAATTCAGATTTTAATTGAGACAATCTAATTTTAGCGTTTCTTCTTGCTGCTGCTAATTCTCTTTTATGCCTAGCTACTAAATACTCTTGCGTATTTGCTCTAGTAGAAAGTATAGCGTAAAGTATGTACTTGTATATAGCGTCTACGGCAAACTTGTGGACAACCATGTCTTCATCTGAACCTAGACCGTCGCTTATGTATTTTAATGTTATTAGCTTTCCTCTAAGATCAGAGCTAAACCTAACTACGCCATTTGCGTTATCTATATAAAAAGTACCATTTGCTTGAGCTAATTCCGGATTTAAACCGTATCTTCTACCGTAAGCATAAAGTCCCAGTAGATCTGGATTGTTTATATTAAATGCACTATTAGCATTAGAAGCTCCACTTGTAGATCTTTCATTCCATCGCTTTAGAGTTTCTGACTTCTCGGCTTTTAAAATGTTACCATTTTGATCGAACGTGTATTCATAATCTGTATCCTGAAGCGGCGCACTAGGATTACTAGTTATGTTTGTTCTATATATAGGTCTTTCAATACCTTGAGTATCTGTCCATGATAACTTAGTGAAGTTAACATAATCTTGTGGCAGCACAAAATATAAACCAGGAGGTACGTCTATTTCAATAGATTTATCTTGAGGGAGCATGTCAAAGCTAAACTCTTGAATAGCGCGCATAGCATGAAATTGCACATCTGTTCTTTTTACTTTTGAAATGTTCTTATCCTCACCAACATAAGCCACCATAAAGGTATTTATGATATCATTAATAGGTACAAACTGATAACTCCCGTAATCTTCATCGTGACTATCCCAAACGCCGTCAGGGCCTAAATAGTATTCTTCCTGTGTTTTATCTATAAGTCCCATATATTATGATTTTTCTTGTTGGTTATTTTGAGCGCCCATCCCTGCTGCTACTTGATACATTTGAACATCTTGCACAGATAATCCAGCGAATTCTAATATTTTTGTAACTAGCTCCGTTTCCTCTGATGGATGTAATTCAAAATCAGTTGACACAGTAGAATCGTATAGCGCTTCCCCATAGACCATTTGGTAGCCCCAGGCAGCTTCTACTGGTTTTCTAATGTAATTGCACTTAACATCATTTGAAGTCACTTCAGCAGCTCCGTATACCTTGTAACCTGAAGTGCTAGCTACGAATACGGGTCTTGAGTTTGTTGGTTTTGTCATTCCTGATTGGGCTATGTATAAATATTCATTATAATTTATACGCTCCGCTTCTACAGGAACTTTTGTTGTAACCACTGTATTTGGCGTTGGGTACAATGATTTTGTAGTAATTGTATTCTCGTAAACTATAGATCCTATTCTATACAGATTAGCAGGTGGGTTCCAATAGTTATTAGACCACACCATATCTGCAGTAGTTTCAAATATGTTTATTTTTTCGTTAAGGATGTTAAGCATGTCTGAGAATTCAGTATCATTACCTGAGATTCTTCCGAACTGATTAATATCATAAAAGTATTGTTCAAATATATCTAATTGCGCTTGATTAGCAAATAGATTAAACTCTTGAGGAGTAACATATCCTCTTTGCTCTTTATTAAGTATTGCTAATACCCTTTGATATACAGTATCTATGCTTACAGCCATAATTTATTTTTTAATTATTATAATAATAGGCCACCTCTCGATAGCCTATTACTATAAAGGTGACTATTTAAGTCTCTTTTCTATTGCTTTATATATTTCCATACCTTCATCGGTTTTAAAGAATGCTGCTAATGCAGAGTATGGGTGTTCGTCAAAAGGCACTGTCATCACTTTTCTACCACTCTCTCCGTATGTAAATGTTCTTTGATCCGGCGATAAAGTCAATATATTAGCTTCTACGGCTTTCGCGCCAAAGCTTCTTAATTGTACATTGTCGTCTTGAGCTAAGTCCATAAACAACTGAGGTTGGTTCCTAGCAAAAACTAGTACGTCTCTTTTTAATTCTGTGGATGTTAAGGAGTTCACTTTCTCCCCTATTTCAACTCTTAGTATAGCTTCAGCTTCTTCTATAGGAAGACTCTTTGCTAAATTTAAAGCAGCTAATTCGTATTCAATCCAGTCTGATTGATTTTGAGCAATTTGTACAGGCTTGTATTCTTCAATAATTCCATCCGCGGTGTATGGGTGATAGATCGACAGTAGTTTTTGTAAAACAACATCCTCTTTCTTTACCCTTAGCATACCGTCTCTAAATACAATTCTACCTAGCGTAACCTGCCCTTGCTGTTCGTCTACGAAACAACTTTTTTGATTGGTTGCATATCTTAATTCTCTTTGATACCCAGCGTCTTCGTCAAACCACAGTAATGCTTTTTTTGAGCTGTGCGCTGTCGGCACTGTAAACACTAAAGGCTTTTTACCTCTAGTTAACTCATATAATCTATCTTTGATGATCCAATCATCTTTCTTTGGAGCTTCACTCACTTTTGCTTTTGCTTTTACAGCCATAATATAATATAATATAAATGTTAATAAGAGTAATAATTACCCCCGTAGTTTCAACGAGGGTAAGAATTACATTAATTTAATCTACTAAGTTGCTTTGAATAATACAAAGTTGTTAGCAGCTTGAGTACACATTGTTCTTTCTGATAAGAAGTGAACATTCATTGCGTCCTCGTCACTTGTATAGTTTCCTCCAACTGAACCAGTAACCCAAGATTTCAAACGTCTGTCATCAGCCTCTGAAGCTCTATAACGGATGTGTAAGAAAGGTCTTGAGATGTTCTGTCCTAATTGTTGGTCATAAACTGTAGAAGTTCCAGCTGGTACTAATACACCTTTAACGTCGTCGATTAATCCACGAGTTGTAGAGTCATTTAGATATTTCCAGTCAGTTTTGTAGAAGTCATAAGCTCCACGTCTGAATCCTGAGAATCCAAGGTTTAAAGCCATATCTTCAGAGTTGTCAAATACACCGTAAGATGTACCACCAGCTCCATAAGAATTTTGAGCAGCTAACATATTGTCAATAGATAAAGATGTACTTCTATCCAAGAATAACATGTTCTCCTCAATAGCTCCTTGCTTGTCTAGTTCTTGTAATACTTCGTCAAACTGAGAAATACCAGTAGGTGCTGTAACTGATCCAAAGTCTGGGTCGTTGTAAACCAATCCTCTTTCTTCAATAGTAGAGAATAAACCTTGAGTACCTGTGATAGCTGCTCCTGATGCATCTGTAAAAGCACTTTGTGCATTAGTTGCTTCAACCATACTCATTTCTAAATAGTCTTCAAAACGAATTCTAGATTCATGCTCAGATTTTAAATACCATAAGTATCCACCTGTTCCGATTTCAGTAGTAACTTCAACCCATCCAATTTGAGCAACATCTGAACCATTTACAGAGTACTTGTCTCTTAAGATGATTGGTTTGTTACTGAAAGTAGTGAAAGAAGCGTCAACTGAATTACCAGCTAAGCTAGATCCTTTTCCATATTCAGAACCAAATACGAATAAGTTAAGAGGCAATGCCGCTGTTGCTCCTTGAAGAGCTACGTCTAATGCTCCAGTAGCTGTATCGTATGCTTTAATGGTATAAGGCTGTAATCCACCAGCAACTGCTCCTGCTGATACAATAAAAGCTTTATTTGTTACGTTACCTTTTGAAATAACAACCGTCATTCCAGGACCTAATAACGGAACTTTTCCATCTGCTCCAGGAGAAGGTATAGATATTTCTGTACCTGTAGCGTTAGATTCTACAGTATCATAAGCGATATGCAATCTCCCTTGTTCAGACCAAACTACTTGATCAGAAGCCATAGGCATCTCTGCTCCAACCATACGTAAGAAACCAGCGATAGTACGATTACCGTATCTCTCTACTTCTTTCTCATATACTTCTGGTAAAAATTGTTGTGCCCAGTCCATATCCTGTAAAGACAAATAGTTGTCTCCGAATAAACCTTTTACTGGTCTTGGTGTTAAATGCGCTAAATTAGCTAATGTAGCTGGCGCTTGTGCAAATCCTGCCATAATTTTTTACTTTAAATGTTTAAATGATTTTATCTTTAGTTTTGAACCATCACCTCCACTGTCAACTGCTCTTACGCTCCACCCACCATTGTTCGGTTTAACATCTTCGTGAACACCTCTCGCGCCCATTTTAATGTTTTTCGAATTTGATACGCTTGCTTTCAATGCATCGGCTTTACCCTGCTCATAGAAATGTTGTGCGACAGAATCAGCATTCATAGCTGTAAACAAACTTTTGTGATAACCCGAAGCATCTGACATTTCACCATCTTCATTCAAGAACTTCTTGACAAAATTGGTAATGTCACTTTGAGTATTTTTCACTGTTTCCGCATCTTTTACTTTAAAACGGTATTTTTTATCACCAACAGAATAATCAAAACCTTTGAAATCCTTATTAAATAATTTACCTGTTTTATCTAAAAACACATTTGTTTGCTTCTCAGCTGTTTGAGTTGCTAGTTCGTTTTCTTTTGTATAGCGATTGAAAAAATCCACCGCTTTCTTTTGTTCTGGAGCTAATTTACTACCTCCTTTTATTTCTTCGTAATATTTAGATTTTAAATTGTCTAAGTATGTTTTAGCTTTTGAGAGTTCTTCTTTCCTAGCTATTTTCTTTTTTATTACATCCCTGTCTTCGTCTATGTCTTCATCATATGCGAAATTCTCATCTAATAAGAATTCAACTTCATCGCTGTTTAAGTGAGGTTTTGATGATTGATAATATTCTTTTAATAATTGATCTTCATCTAATGAACCATAATCTACATTTAATTTAACGTAGTCCTCTAAACTTCCTCCTGTGTCATTTATAAAATCAACTACTTTTTGGATGTTCTCCGGTAACTCAACACCTGCAGCCTGTTCTACTATAGCTTGCTCAACCTGCTCTTCGAGTTCTACTGCTGTCTCTGCAATTTCTTCGTCTGTTACTTCTTGTAAAAATTCATTCTCTAATTCTTCAGGAACGGATTCTTCAACTTGAACGGGGTCCGGTTGTTGTGGTACTTCTGCTTCCACTTCTTGTATAGGTTCGGCTTGTTGATCTGCAACCACGTCTGCTGTTTCTTGCTCTGTATTGGCATTTGTTTCCATTGGTTTTGATAAATCAAGCTTTAGAGTTCCGTCTTCCGAGACAGATGCTGGACCTGTTTGCTCTACTTGCTCCACTGTAGCTGGTGCTTCAGTAGGTTTTTCGGTAGGTTTTTTTATTTTAAACGTACCTTCTGTGTTTTGTGCTTCCGCCATGATAAAATATTATATAATTGTTACTACTATTATTACCTAGGTTCGAAGGAACCTAAGCCAAATCCACCACCCATCACGTCATTTCCCGACGATTCAAAGTCTTTTGGTGGTAAATCTTGTTGTCTTTGAGCAATCATCTCACTCTGTTGCGTACCCTGCATCTTAGTACGCTTGTCCTTTCGGTCTTCTATGGAATTTTCTTTTGCCTTCATAGCTTCAACCTCAACATCTTTAAGTTTCATGTTGTACTGAAATTCCAGCTCCATCAATTCTTTCTTTGCTGCTACTTCAACTTGTATTCTTTGTTGTTCGATCTGCCCTTTCAACTGTTCAAGTTGAGATTTTGTAGAGAATAGAGCCTGATCCTTTTGTATTTCAGCTTGAGCTGCTACTTGCTGGGCTTGAGCGTTTGCTTGTGCTTGTGCTTGTATGTTAGCTTGCTGTTCAGCTTGAATTCTTTCTTGACGCTTTTTTTGCTTAACTTTCAGCAATTGATTAGCTAATTTTATATTTTTAACTTCGCGGATATCGATAGCATCGGATAAATCTATTAAACCTGCTTGTAAAGCTACTTGTACATTGTTTTCCAAAACCTGTTTTTGTTCATCATCAGGTCTTAACTCTAAAAATATACCAAAGTCGTGTAAATGCAAGTCACTTAGCTCTTCTAGAGTAGCTACATTAAATCCACCTATCTTTTGAATAAAAGCCTCTTTAGCTGGATGGTATTCTAATATATCAGATATCCTAAGAGATAAGCACTCCGCTGTTTCTTTTGTTAAGAACAATCCGGCATCTAGTATATGTCTTGTAGCTGTGTTTGAATTTGCTGCCGCCATTTTTTGAATACCCACTAAAGCTCTTGAATCAGGTGTGCTACCGTCTCTCGCTTCGTTTAATCCAGTTACATCTCTTATCATTTGTAGATAATAATTGTAAGTCTGAATTAATGTTGCCATTTTTTGACCACCACTACCAGTTTGTATTTCCTGAATTGGAACTTTTCCAGGATTCATATCTCCATCTTGGGTGAACGATCTACCAATAACAGATCCTGTTTGGAAGAACATATTAAGCGCTTCTTGAGGGTTGTAGTTAGTTCCGTTACCTAAATCAACTTCATTAATACCATCAGCGTCTAAATAAACACCGTCAGGTATCATTCTCTGAAGTACTTGCTGTAGCTTTAAATGAGTTAATTGAATCATATCTGCAAAACCTGTACATCTACTAACTATAGATTCTATCTTGCCTTGATACATTCTAGGTGCAGTAATAGAGTAATTCATTTTAACTTTAGATGAATCACTTTTAGGTCGCATCATATTCGGAGCCATTTCCCATCGCAATAATAGGTTAGTACCTAATACCATCACACCTTCGTATAGCACTTCTAAAGATCTAGATAACTTACCGTACTCTGCTTCATAAGCTTCTATAGGTGGATCATACTGATCATCTCTTACTATTACCTTAGTTGCGCCGGTTGCTGTTTCTTTAACCTTGTAAACCTCATTCATATAAGTTTTGTAATTAAAGTACAAAAGCTGTATTACGTTTGAGTCTCTGTTGTTATTATAGTCGTTGGTTAAATTATTGTTATATACACCCTTATTCTGTGTTCCTTGTTGTTGAATTTGCTCTAACTGACTTTGTGTTAAATCGGGGAATTGTTTCTTAAGCTCATTAATAGGCACAAATTTTACTTCACCTACATAATATATATCTTGAAAGTAGGGGTCTTCTGTATAAGAATAAACCATATAAGCTGGATCTACGTATTCAACAGTAACTCCATTAGATTCTGTAAAGTTGTTCTTAACAGCTCCAATACCTAGTATAGTTAAATCTTCGTTTATTCTTCTTTTTGTTAAATCGTAATTATTGGTAAC